CTTCATCAGATAAACCAAAAACGTATTTTTTTCCAACTTCATATCCTTTGCCAAAAGATCTAAATACTCCTAACAATGCTGGAGAAAGAGTACCAGCGGCAGCTGCAACCATAGCAACATTTTTTGCACCAGTAGCAAAACCAGCATCTTCAAAACCAAGTTCAGCTCTATATGGTTGTACTTGTGATTGGATAACAGTTTCGGCTACACCCGCTAAAACTATTTCTGCTTTTGCAACTTTCCAGGCAGCTTTACTAAAATTTGCTGGAACAGAATACATCATTGATAAAGGTAAAGTTGACAGCATAACGGGATCCGTAAATGCTCCAGCTGCAACACCAGTAAATCCACCCACTTTACCCATCGTTGTAGCTCTTTCGCTTATATCTGCAAAGTCTTTCCAAACACTTTGACTTTGTTCTGCAATAAGTTTGTGCATATTTTCTTGTGTATCTAAACCAGCTTCAACTAAAAGATTTTTTAAATTTTCATCTGTTGCAGAAACTTCAGCAATTTGTTTCCAATATGCTTCTTCTAATGATCTTCTAGATGGTGGTATTTCAACATCATCAACCATGTAATTACTTCTATCCGTTGGAGATATAAAATTAGTGTGGCCCGCTTTAGTTAATATTTCTTGTATATCTCCATAAGCCTCATCTAAATTATTTATTTCAGATAAAATCATTTCAGTTTTAGTAAAAGCATCCCAAGCAGATGAAAAGTTATCTCTAAAATCTGTTCTTTTGCCTTTGGCTAAACTGTCGTATGGTTGTGGTGTTTTTGATTTGTCGCTATCGTAAAATATGCTCATTATCTAATAATTGGTGTTAAGTCTGCTTTAATATTATTGATGTTTAATTTAAAATTATCGCCATCACTATTTAACAAATATTCTGGCTCTCCATTTACATTTATTGGATTATCGCCAATTGCAATCATATATTCTCCATCGCCAACACTAACAAAATATGGATCATCGCCACCAAAAGGATCTATTAATTCTAAGTTAATATCTACTGGAGCTTTACCGTTTGTTGAACCTTTAGCAATTAAATCTGGATTTTCTTTTAGAGCTTCTACTACATCATCAAATTTTCCTTCTTTTAACCAGTAGGGAATATAAATTTTATTGCCATTATGCTCGTCAAACCCACCATAGAACGCATCGTAAAATGTTGTTCCAGCAACACCAGATATATACTTTGCGCCAGCTGCCATCTTAAATGCTCTTTCATATTCGTCTTTGTCAAAATCTTCTCCACTTTTACCAGCTTGTTTTAGTTGTGAGGCATAAATATAGTTGGCAGCTTCAACAGTTGAGTTAAAAGTATCTTTGTTCATTAAAAAAGCAGAGCTATATCCATCAGTTACTTCATTTCTGTCTACTGTTTTAATTTTATATATTTTTTTTAATTCTTCGTTTTTCATTAATTGATACCCATCAACAGCTAATTTAACACTTTCTCCAACACCTCCCGTTTGCATAACCAATCCGCCAATGTGAGCTAAAAAAGTATTATCTTTACTAAACTCTGCAAATGCTACGTCACTTTCCATACCAAACGCTTGAACCATAGAAGTTGTTAATTTTAAAATATCTGTTGCATCAGATTGCTCAAATATTGTTTGAATTTGTTTTTTTTCATCATCTGTAAAAAATTTAACTGGTCTATCGTAAAAGTCAGCAACATATTTTGCTTGTGCTATTCTATTTGGAATTTTATCAAACTCAGTTGGATCTCCGCTATTTATTAGTTCTTTAAAATCTATTTGATTTAAACTTATAGTACCTCTATTTGCGGCTGTTTTTAATGGATCATTATCTAATTCTGAAATTAATTTAGATCTAAATTCTTTAGCAATTCTTAATTTAGTTATATCCTCTGTTGTTTTACCTTTGCCGTCTTTACCTTGAAAATTTTGATAGGCATTAATTCTTTGATTAATCTGTGGAATAGATAAGTTTTTAAGTTCTTGATAAATAGGATATTCAATTTGCATTTGTTTTAATTTAAGTAAGCCTTTTTCATCCTCAGTATCTGTTGCTATTTTAATAGCGGCCGCAAATTCATCTGCATTTATTTCATAGCCAGCTTTCATGTTGCTTTCCATGCTTTTAATTTTGTTTTTATTTTCGTAATCAGCAGTAACTTTTTTTGTAGTTTGCTGTTTAATTAAAGCGTCAACAGAATATGGCCCATCGTTAGGAATGTTTGGATCTTTTTTTGCTCTCTCAATGGCTTCTGCTTGTTGTTCAATAGGTACATTTTTATATTGAAAAAAAGCAATTTCTGTTTCTGTTGCTTTAATAACTTTATCTAAAGTTGTACCAAATATTTCTTTTGTTTTAGTATCATTAAAAATTGCATTTAATTCATTTCGAGCTGTTTTGCTTTCTAAAGATTTTCCATAAAGTATAGATTTTTTTAGTGTTTCAATTTGATCTAATTTATTTGCTCTTAAAGAAACTAAAAAATTTTCAGTGGATGCAGATTTAATTGCGTTTACATCTTTGAAATTTTGTTTTGTCATCCATGACTTAAATTTTCTTTGAGCTTGTTTGCCTGATAGTTGGCCATTTACTGTGTCAAATATAGTTTGCCATTGATCGTTATATAATTTACCCGCTGCATCTGGATCACTCATTTTTGAGGCATTAATTCTAGTTTCAGATAAACCAGTATAACTATCGCTACCATTCATAACTTCTTTTACTTTTTCTAAAACTTCATTGTCTGTTTTATAATCTTGGTGTTTAGCGTAAAGTTTTTCTCCAGATTGAACCATGCCTTTCCAGGCTCTACCAATAGATCCAGCTTCACTCATGCTTGCAAAAGCTCTGTTTTCTACATTAGAAGATTTAGATGTTGGTTCTAATTGTGATTTATATAATTTAATTGCCATATTTAAGCTCCGTAAAACATTGATCCAGTTGATAATAAACTTTGTCCAGCTGCAAAATATGATGCTTTTTTAGCAACCTTGCCTCTGTACCTTTGCAAGTCTGCTTCTGCTTGCATCATAATTGCTTCATTCTCTGCTGTATCTCTAGCGTTTTCAGCATTAAATTGCATAATATCTCT